TTTGTCTTTGACCTGCTAGTCTATCAAAACGTGATAATAATTTTTTTGTTAAATCTGTTTTTGCCATTATTTTCCTAATAAACTTCTTCTACCTAAAGTAACTGTTTGTTCTTCTATACCTTGAGGTCCTGTCATAATTGTCATTGATCTACCTTTAGCTTTTGTTTTTCTTGAATCATATCCATCCATGCTAGTTGCTGTTGCTTGAGAAACTTCTGCTGTAGTAGGTGCGGGTGCTGGTGCAGCAGGGGGTTTTGGTGTAGTAATAAATCTTTTTACTGCTCTTGCTGGACTTCCTCCCATATTATACTCCTAAAATACTTTTTTTACCTAATTTAAAACCTTTAGATTTATTTTCTTCTTCTGCTAAAAGTTCTTTTTCTCTTGGGTAAATATATTTTCTTTTAATGTTATATTTTTTTCTTACACTTCTTAAGGCTTCAAGTTCTCCTTTTTTCTTTTTTGTGTCTCTAAACTCTTTTAATAATTCTGATGGTTTACCTTTAAAAGTTCCCATCATAGCTTCACTTGGTTTTTTTAATCTTGCTGAATTTGCTCCCATATTATTCTCCTAGTAAAGTTTTCTTTTCTGTTTCAGCTTCTTGTTCAATGCCTAAAGGTCCAGTTAAGATAGTTGACTTTCTACCTTTTCTTTTTCTTTCAATCGCTGCCTGTTCCGCTGCAATTCTTGCTTTCTCTTCCGCAGACACTTCAGTTGAAGGTGGTGTCGGCAAAGGTTGAACTGGCGGTAGTGGCGGCATTTTTGGTGAAAATAATGATCCCATATTATATAATCCTGTATTCGTTATCTGCTACACTTTGTGGCGCAGCTTGTCTAGTATTTATTTCTTGTAAACCAACACATAAGTATCTCATAGCATCACACGCATGAGATGACCAATCGTGTACAGGCTTACTTCGGAACATTCGATTTTTATCTATATACTTCCGATGGTAATGTCTTAACGCATCTATTAACTTTTTGCAATGGTCTGTATCAATCCAACATCGAGGTAAAGTCATTGTGGTTGCGTGTATACCATCTTCTAATGGTATTTTAGGAACAACTTTAAACCTAATACCTAATTGATAGGCGACCTCTCTTCTCGTTTTTCCATTGCTAAAATCTGTAACTTCTATATCATGCGGTGCGAAATGATCTTTATAGACATATTCCTTATCTTT